GTATTTTGGATTTCTGAACACCAAGAAGATTATATGCGTGCATGGCTAGACGGCTACACGGTCGAAAAACCGCAGCTATTCTGTTTGAAACACATTGATATGAGTAAGAGTGATGCACATCTTAATTGGTATCTAGCAAAAGGAACTGATAATGTTTTAATACACCAAGGTATTAAAAAAGGTAAATTACCTAAACTAAAATGCATTTTAAAACTAACCCAGCAAGAAATCGACAGCATGGAAACCGGGAGCTATGAGCAGATTGAGGTGGCGGAATGACATTTGAAGAAGCAAAAGAGAAAATAAATGAACTATTCACTGACCCACAAGTACCTGGATATTCAGTAGGAGATTTTGACCCAGAATTTACAGGAACTATTGAAGACTTAGAAGAAATTATCGAAAGTTTAGAAGAAACATATTTATCAGATAAAAGTCTAGCGGAGGTGGCGGAATGAAAGCTTATAAATTAAGCGTTAAAAATGACTCAGACCAAGGCGAAGTGATTGTTTTTGCACGGACGGCTCGTGAAGCCAAAAACAATTGGCATTGGTATTTAGATGCTGACAGCTTCTTAGACAAATTAGTTCATAGAGCGCCAGAATTTGATGGAATGGAAAATGCAACAGAGTTAGAACTTATGACCAAACAATGGCAAGAAGGTTGGCGATGGTTCGATTACAACAATGTACCTGATGTAGAAACAGCAACTGTAGAAGATTTTCAAGCATGGTGTAAGAAGGAGTTTGCTGTGCCTGTGGAGGACGGAGAATGAGCGACCCTTGCTACAAAGATATAACTTGTCCTTATTGTGGTTATATTAGCAATGAACCCACAGCATGGATTGATGATTCAAGGTGTCCTCGCTGTGAAAAATGGATGATTCTCAAAGAGCATAATCTTTTAGAAGATGAGCTTAAAGCTTTGGAAAAAGAATATGAAATTAGACGGAAAAATATTTACAAAAAATATGAAACTAAGCCAGTATTTAAAATGGAGAGAATAAAATGAAAAATTTAACAGTAGCACAAATGATTGAAGAACTTGAAAAAATGCCACAAGATGCATTAGTTGTAGTTTCAGGAGAAGATTCTTCTTGGGGAATCTGTCAAGCGGTTCATACTGACGGCATTGTGGACCTAGTATTGAATGAGGAGCTTTGATATGGCTGAAACAGCAAAAGAGCGTATCTATCGTGGAGCGCTGGAAACAATGTCTGATAGTGATTTTATGGGCAATAAATATGTCAAAAAGTTTGTAAAGGGAGTGTTTAAGCAGATTGAAGATGTTCCTGCCACCACTGACAAACTTTCGGTTGAAAAACTCCAAGAACACTTATTGCCTTATAGCAAAGAGATGGTTCAAAAAATCAGAGATGAAAAAATGCAGTTAGTGACTGCAGATGAATTTGTAAAACTTCACAAAGAATCTTTAACTGCTATTAGAGAAAATGACAAACTCCAAGAACAGCATAACACTGCGAAAAAATATATTGAACATGCTATTGGAACGATTAAACATGACGGCCATTTAGGAACTATTCAAACAGACTGGATTTTGCCTTATTTAGAAAAAACACTCGCAGCGATTGAAAATGAAGGGAGCGGCGATGAGTGAATTAGAAAAAACAGCACCAAATGAGATTTATTTGATTGTCGGAGATACTGGCACAGATTGTAATTTCAACGAATTAGTAGAAGTTACTTGGGCTGATAAGCCCATTTATGAAGAAACAGCAATTAAATACGTTAAATCTTCTCAGCTCACGATTCCTAAAAGCATTGCGGATATTATCGATGGTTATTGTAAGCATAACTTCACAGCTGATAGGTTGATTATGATGGCTTACAGAGATTACCAAGAATTTAATGATTGGATTATAAAAGACTGGGTTAAAAATGACAATATTTCCAGAGCCTACCTTGCAAGCAGAGCCATCGGAGTTGATTTAGTGAAAGTGGTGTAATTATGACAGTGATTTTTAAAGAAATTGAAGCTTTTAATAACGGACATAGAAATTCTATATTCATCTTAAAGTCATCTCTTAATAAAATAAAACGTGGGCATTCAATGTTGGAGGTAGGAGCTTTAGGTGTATTAGTTGTTGATTCTCCACAAAAAATACATGAGTACACTGATATGGCCAACGAATATGGAGAAGATTATGCCTTGGGAGTGATTTTAGGATATCCGCCTAAATGTGCTTTAAGATTTTCTAGAGCATCGCGAATTGAACGTAAAGGTTTTGGAACACTGTCATCAGGTTCATTCAATTTTATGTGTCCAGAAGAACTCAAAGATTATGCGGTTAACTATATGAAAGATAGATACGGCTTGGAAAGCCAATTTATTATATGACCGACAAACTAATATCGCTGGTCAATGACTAGTGGGGAGGGATTGAATGAAAGAAGAAACCATTTATATTTTAACAGTTTGGGATGAAACAAAATCACAATTCGCTATCTCGGAATATGAAAAAAATTCTCTAGAGCAACAATTAGAGTTCGGTAATAAGGAATTTATTACTTTTGAATCAACAATCGGACAAAAGATTTATTATAAACGTGATCTAGTCAAGGCTATTAGTTTTAAAGAATATGTGGAGGCTTTAAATGAAGAAGATAAGTAGTGCAATTGGTTATATTATTGCATGGATATTAATTATTCTAGTCTGTCTGCTTTTACTTTCAGCATTACTGCTATTACTAAAAATGTTGTGGTTTGGATATTAGGGAGGCAGAATGAAAGTAAGTACAGAATATGGGTATTTAATCAAAGCATTGAGAGAATATCCATTTGAATCACAAGTTAAAAGGAGATGCGAAGAAATTCAATATCCAGTAAGTCATAGTGGATTAGACCCCAATTGGTGGATTACTCCTCAAAATTTGGTTCGTGATCCAAAAATTTTAAGTGATATCATTAAGCTAGAATGTGATCCAACATTAATTAAATATAGGCGGCAGTTTAAAGCGATTCAAGAAATGATTGCTGAAACAGATCCAGGGCATTGGAAAATAATCAAGGCTGTTTATATTCACAATGAATTGACTGTTGAAGGGGCATTGATGCGTTTTGGATTTGGTAAAAAGACTCAAGCTTATAAAAATATCATTCGTCCATTTTTTGAAAAATTGGAATATAAGATTGATGAAATTGCTGCGGAAGAACGCATCGAAATAAATTTTGCGGAAAAGTGACCGTTTTTGTTGAAAAATAGCGAACAAGTGACCGAAAAAATGAGCTAAAATAGTATTGTGAACGAGTGAATGATGATACGACTCGAAAACTCCTTTTAGATTTTACCTGTCAGAAATGGCAGGTTTTTTTATACAAATTTTACAGAAAGCGAGGTACAAAGATGTGACAAAAGGTAACATATACAAGCCAACTACAGCTGAAAAAAAATTACTTGAAGTGCTTATAAATCCAGAAAATGCAGGTAAAACTGTTACAGATATTTGTAACCTTGCGAATGTAAGCCGTCGTAAGTATTATGAAGCGATGGGGAAAGAGGAGTTCTCAAACCTCGTCAATGAAACCACAATGGACTTGGTCACAGCTAAAGCGGGTAGTGTTTTAAATGCTGCTTATAAGTACGCCATGAAAGAAAAAGGATTCCAGGACCGCAAAATGATTTTAACAATTGCTGGAATTTACGTCGATAAAAGTCAAACGGAGCTGTCAGGTTCAGTTGATATCAACGAACGTAGCAAAGAAATACAAGAACGGATAAAAGGACGGATAAAAGATGAAGAATGATTTTGATTTTTTCATGGACCTAGTTCTTAATCATCCTGTTCAGTTTGGAATAGAAAGTGGATTTGAAGACTTAGAAGACATTCATAACGAATGGATCAAGTCTTTTTTATTTTCTGAGGAAGACGAAACGCTTCTGGCTCATCGTGGGTCATATAAAACGACTTGTCTTTCAATTGCAATTGCGATTCTATTGGTCATGTTCCCAAATCAAACCATTATCTTCATGCGAAAAACCGACACGGACGTTATGGAAATAGTCTTGCAGGTTCAGAAGTTATTACAGTCAGACATCTTTCAGGCTTTCTCAGAAGCTCTGTGGGGAAAGTCAGTTACATTATTGAAAGCAACAACGACTGAGATTGATACTAATCTAAAAGAAAGTAATAAGGGGACTTCTCAACTTCTTGCTTTGGGGATTGGTGCCAGCATTACTGGTAAGCATGCGGACATTGTTATCACTGATGACATTGTCAATCTGAAAGACCGTGTAAGTCGTGCAGAACGTGAGCGTACTAAAACACAGTATCAGGAATTGCAGAACGTAAAAAATCGTGGTGGCCGTTTCATTAATACTGGAACTCCTTGGCACAAGGAAGATGCGATTTCTAAGATGCCAAATGTCAGAAGATACGACTGTTACGAAACAGGTTTGATTAGTAAAGAACAGTTAGAGCATTTGAGGCAGGCCATGATACCCAGCTTATTCGCTGCTAACTATGAACTGAAACATATTGCTGATAAAGATGCCATGTTTAGCGCTCCAACCTATATTGCTGACGTTAGCAAAATTGCCAATGGAACAGCGCACATTGATGCGGCTTACGGTGGGAGTGACTCAACTGTTTACACTGCTAAAAAAGATAATGTGATGTTTGGTAAGAAATGGGACAAGCACGTTGATGATTGCTTGAATGAGATTGAGCTTATCCACAAGGAGTTGAAGCTTGGAACAATCCACGTTGAAAACAATGGAGATAAAGGTTATCTTGCTAAAGAAATTAAAAAACGTGGCATTCCAGTCAAAGAATATCACGAATCACAAAATAAATTTATTAAGATTGCTACCTATTTGAGAGCAGAGTGGTCTAACATTCAATGGCTTGATACTACTGATCCAGATTATATGGCTCAGGTATTGGATTATACAGAGAATGCCGAACACGATGATGCGCCAGATAGTGCAGCAAGTTTAATTAGACAGACTACTAAAAGAGGTTGGTTGATTTAATGGCTACTAATGTATTACTGAGTAAAGACCCTTCGATCATCGCAAGTGGAATTAAGCAAGCGATTACTAATGATTTGAAGGACAATAAAAAGAAGCGTGCCAAAGAGGGCGTTGATTATTATAATTATAAGCATGATATTTTAGATAATCGAATCTTTTATATTGATGATAACGAAAATTTAAGAGAAGACAAGTATGCAACGAATATCAAAATTCCTAATGCTTTTTTAAACGAATTGATTGACCAGAAAGTCCAATATCTTTTATCAAATCCAGTTGAAATCGAATGTGATGATGACCAGCTGGCTAAGTATCTTGAAGATTATTATAACGAAGGCTTTCAATTGTTCCTTAATGACTTACTGACCAACGGAAGTCAGAAAGGCTTTGAATATGTTTATCCTCGGACTACTCCTGATGATGTCATTGTCTTTCAAGTTTTAGACGGGTTAAAAATTATTCCTATTTATGATGATTTGAATGTCGTTCAAAAAGTCCTTCGTTACTACTCAAATGACATTGTCAAAAACGGTAAAGTAGTCACGATAAAGACTGCAGAGCTTTATGATGATAAACAAGTCATGACCTTTGAAGCTTCTGAAAAAGATAATTATGAATACATCGGTTCGCAACCTCATATTCTTGGAACTAATGGGGATAAGATTGGCGGTCGTTCTTACGACACTATCCCGCTCTATCGTTACCAGAACAATCAGCAGGAACGAACAGATTTAGAACCAGTCAAAGCGCTTATTGATGACTACGACTTGATGAATTCTTATCTATCAAACAATCTACAATCTTTCTCTGATGCGATTTATGTGGTTAGAGGATTTCAAGGCGATTCTTTGGATAAACTTCAAATGAATCTTCGGAATAAAAAGGTTGTCGGACTTGGGGAAGATGGTGAACTTGATGTGAAAGTGATTAATATTCCCGTTGAAGGTCGTAAAACTAAAATGGAGATTGACAGTGAAAATATCTACCGTTTCGGCTTTGGTTTTGATAGCTCACAAGTCGGTGATGGCAATGTGACGAACGTTGTTATTAAGTCACGATACACAAGACTAGACATGAAAGCCAATAAGACAGAAACTCGATTGAGAGCTTTCTTGAAATGGTCTCTTGGCTTAGTCATTGCGGATATTAATCGAAAAAATAACACATCCTACAACAGCAATCAAGTTGAGTT